ATGACACAGTCAAGTTACACATCAGGCAGAATATTTAAAGAGAAGCGAACACCTCTAGGGGCTGAAATCCTTCGCTTCGCAAGGCGTATACGCGGGTTCACACAGGCAGAGTCCGCGGCCAATTATGGCATTGAAGAGCGCACACTTAGGCGCTGGGAAAATAAAGAATACAGCCCGAAATGGAATGATGTGGTTGGTTTAGTAGAAGACGTTTATTCACTCGATATTATAGATGTAATAGGAAAGCTCAATGATTGCGACACAAATAACCATTAAACAAATTCGCAGCGCCCTTAGACGTTGGGGCAAGTATTGGCGACAGCGTGAACTGGGCAAAGGCTTTAGTCGCCAAGCTGTCACTGAGCAAAGTGGAGGAGGCCGAAGCAATTACTTTTCTAGTGACATGATGAATGTACCTGAAGAAATTGAATTACTGGGGCAGTTAATCAGCAAATTGCGACCAGAATGCATCCGAGCAATACGCGCTAAGTATTTATTGGATGTTGAATTAAGCCAAGCGGCAAAAATGCTTGGTTTTGATACAAAACGCTCTGCAGAGTTTTGGCTTACCAAAGCTGAAAGAACACTCATGTTGGAGTTGAGCTACTAACGAGTAGGAAAACATATGTCGATCATGAATACGGTTGAGCAAATCAAGAAACATGAGGGCTATCGACGCTTTCCGTATTACTGCACGGGGGGCAAACTCACGATAGGTTATGGTAGAAATTTAGACAATAAAGGAGTGGATAAAGAAGAGGCCGAGTATTTACTTGCACAAGATATTCAAAATGCGCTTGCAGGTGTAAAGCGCCGTATTGATATTTCGCACTGCAATGAAGCTCGGGTAGCAGTGTTGACAAATATGGCATTCAATATTGGCTTACAAGGACTGATGGGGTTCAAAAGGATGCTTGAACACGTGCAACAAGGAGAGTTTGAAAGTGCCGCAGTTGAAATGCTTGATAGCCGTTGGGCTAATCAAGTGCCGAGTCGAGCGCAGGAATTGGCGCAGCAAATGTTAAGTGGGGAGTGGCAATCATGAACTGGCTAGCAAATTTGTTCACTGGCAGTGTGAGAGAACCGCTGCAGGTAGTCAGTGAAATCATAGACGAGCTGTATACGAGTGAAGAAGAAGTACTCGAACAGCATGTCATTAAGGCAAGGCTACTTAACAAGCAAAGTGAAATACAAGCACATATTAATTCAGTACAGGCAAGTCATCGCAGTCGATTTGTTGCTGGTGCTCGACCATTTTTGATGTGGGTATGTGGGCTTGGTTTTTTATTTGCTTTTGTGATCAACCCAATTTTACAGTGGTTTTTTCCAGAGCATGGGGTGCCGATACTGCCACTTGATGTGATGTTGGAATTGACTTTAGGTATGTTGGGGCTAGCAGGCCTTCGGACCATTGAAAAGTTGAAAGGAGTGGCAAAGTGAGACAACCTGAAAATTGGCAAATGAAAAAGGAGTTGAGTTTAGCCCACATTCTTACAACGATTGCCTTGGTTGTATCAAGCATCTTGTATCTAAGTGACTTAGATAAACGTATTACTTCTAACTCTCAAGAGTTAGCCCATTTAAAACAAATCCGTAAGGAAGATCAAAAGCGGATTGAAAAGCGTCTTGATTCTATAGACAAAAAACTTGATGCGCTGCTCAGTGCAAAGCGCACCTCCCTTTAAGGCCTATCTGGCCACTGTTTAAAAATCCCTTTTTTTGTAATTAATCACTTAAATCCATGTGCACAAGCTATGAGATTGCATGTGCGTTCGTGCGCAAACGTATTATCAGGAGACGAATTGTGAGTACAGCCATCGAATTAGCTAAATTGCCACCACCTCAGGTTATTGAAGCGCTTAGTTATGATGAGATTTATAAGCAAATGGAGCAAGCTTTGCTCGAAAAGTTGCCGGATCATGCTTTATTGGCCTCTGATCCTGCAATTAAATTAATTGAAATAGCGTCATATCGTGAACTGTTGCTCAGACAAAGGATTAATGACGCGGCCAAATCTGTGATGTTGGCATTTTCACAAGGCAGCGACTTAGACAATTTAGGCGCCTTATTTGGCATTGGGCGAGACGAAAATGAAGACGATGAGCGGTATCGGCAAAGAATTCCTCTGTCACTAGAAAGCTACAGTATGGCCGGTACTAAAGGCGCCTACGAGTATCATACGCTCACCGCGAACGATCAGGTTAAAGATGTGTATGTAGACTCTGAGCGTCCGGGTTATGTCAATGTATATGCATTAATCAATACCATGACAGAAGCTCAAGCAAATGAAATTAAAGCGGATATTGACACGCGGCTACATGATGAAGATATCCGCCCAATAACAGATAAAGTAGTGACGCAGTGGGTAATGCCTACGAGGCAGGTGTTGAGTGCGCAAATATATTTAAATATCGGTGCAAATAAGGCACAGGTTGAGCTGGCCATTATGCAGGCGCTAGATGTGTTTATGATACAACACTGTAAATTAGGTGAAGAAGTACCTCACTCAGGGATCATTGATGCATTGCATCAGCCTGGAGTAAGAAAAGTAAAAGTACTCGCCCCCACTGAAGATTTACAACCCAGCGTCAATCAGGCGTATAGCTTAGATATTAATTTACAGTTTCCAGATGAGGCCTAATCATGAGCGAAAAATCACTTCTGCCTCACAATGGAAGCAATTTAGAGCAACATCTTGAGCAGCATTTATCACATACCCGTGAACAGTTTGATACCAGAACTGTCATCCCAGAATACATTGGATCACAATGGGACCCGATGACTTGCCCTGAATCTTTGTTGCCTTGGCTCGCCTGGGCATTATCTGTCGACGAATGGAAAGAAGATTGGCCTGTAGAAACAAAGCGGGCGATGATAGCCAACTCAGTGACGGTTCATAAACATAAGGGAACCGTTGGCGCGGTTAAGCGCGCATTGGCTTCACTGGGTCTTGAGATTGAATTTTTTGAATGGTTCGATGATGTAGATGATGTGTATTTAGCACCTCATCACAGTGGTGAGCCACATACTTTTACCTTCATTGCATGGGCCAATGATGTACCTTATACCAGTCGCGCGGTGGTGCTTGATCAAAAATTGTATGATGCAATACACCGCGTGACCAATCAAACTAAGCCACAACGGGCACATTTTGATTTTTTAGTTGGCATGAAAATGTCATCGCAAATTGCAGCGGCCAGTAGTGGCCATGGTTTTGCGTCTAGTCGGCTTTATGCCAAAGTTATGCCACACACAAAAAAACGTGCGGGCAGTAACACGCTTTCACTCGCTGGTGCTATTTCTGGGCATCGCACAGCCTCTTCTCGCTATTATGCAGCATCCTCTTCTGAGCGTAAGATCACATCATTTGCTCAGCCAGGCTGCGCCCTTGTTATTAGAAAACAGGTGCCATTGGTTAGTCGCCAGCGCATCAATACTGCCAGTGAGCGAAAGTTAAGGGCGGGCGCCAAACTCGGATTTGGTGCATCGCTTTCAACGGGTTCAGGTCAAGTCGTTAGAACTTATATACGCAGTGACCAAACCATGCCTTCGCGCATGATTGAATTTAGCAGCCGTATTGCGGGTGCGATGTCAAACAGCGCAAAGCAAACGACCGTGTGTCGTTTGTACTTCAATGCAGTGTCTGCATCATAAATATCGACAAACAAGGAGTGCAATAGTGAGCACGATTTTACAACCGGTGATCACGTCAGCGGGACTGGCTGCTGTGTTCAGAGCACAGCAAAATGGCTTTAAAGCGAAAATCACCAAAATCGGGATTGGCTCAGGTGTGCATCAAGTGGATGAAAACACTACCAATCTGAAAGCGGAGCGATATCGTCTAGATATTGACTGCGCAGATTATGATGAAGCAAATAAGCAGCTTCACTTAACCGTACGCGACGACTCAAAAGTGGCTGATGACGGGTTTTTTGTCAACGAAGTTGGTTTTTACACCGAAGAAGAAGTAAACGGTCAAATACGTCATGTGTTGTTTGCCGTTTATTCAGCGACAGATCCGATTGCGTACAAATCTAATGATATTGATCTGTTATTAGCGTTTGATCTCACACTGACAGGTGTGCCGGGCGATGCGATTACCATTATTGATAAAGGGGTCGATTTTAATATCTTAATAGCCCCTGAGCTTGCCAAAATGGCGCGTTCACAGATCATGAATATGTATCGTCATTTAAAACAAAAGTTTGCATTAATTGACAAAGGTATTTTGTAAGGAAATTTCATGAAAAAAGTAGATAACCAGCGTGCACAAACGTTAGCGGAAGAAGCACTTAAGTTGATGCAAGAAGCAAAAGTATTGCAGCAACAAGCGCAATGTCAGGCAGCGCGTATTTTGGGCTATCAACAGCAAAGTGATGGCTTGGCATTTAAATATTTAGCAGCGAAAGCTGAGCATGGTGAACATAGCCAGCAAGCATTTGAGGCAAAACAAGCGTGGCTCCATGCGCGAAAGTCGGTGCAGGCGCGTTATCCAAAATTTCATGGAAAATAATTCAAAACAGATTTCAAAAAGCCCGCTTTAAGCGGGTTTTTTGTATAAATGGAGAATGTAAATGTCTTTAGAACAGGATATCACACGCGTTGTTGAGGCCACTGAAGGGTTGACAGCGACTGTTGATAATCAGATCAGTGAGATCACGAACAAATTAAACACCGCGGTGGCTGAGACGAAAACCAAGGTGGATGCGCATCTAGCCAGCGCTGATGCTTTACTGAACTCTTATGAAGAGCGTCAGTCGCATTTTAGAACGACTAAAAACCAAGCTTTAGTAGCGAACACTGCAGGTACATTTCCGCTGAATTGGTCAAGCGGTTATGTGACTAAAGCAACACTCCTTGAAAAAGTAGAAACTGATATCGATGCAGATCAGCGAACACCGCTTGCCAGAGAGTTTTTGCGTGCTATGGATTCTGATACGAAATGGTTTGCACAAAACTTCAATATTTGGGAGTTAGAGTTTGCTCCGAATAGAGGTGGAGAAAATAGCCATGTTGATGCCTATTTGATGTACCAATATACCCGAAGAGCGACGCATGTCACTGTTGGTGCAATTGTTAAGCACATCAGTGGCGTTGTGCCTCACGGAATGTGGTGCCAGGGGTTGCAAGCTGGAGAGCCGGCTAAGCTATGTGGCACACATTATACGCACTCGCAAAGAAACCGTTACCTTCATTGCCACCCGTATTCAGCAGGTAAAAACCTGCCAGCGGATCAAAAAGGGGTGATCCAAGTCGCACTTCCAGCTGTTGTGACAGGTCATGTTCCTCTAGATAAAGCTTGGGGTCAATTCGCCTATATTGGTGATGATGCATACGACGTAGTGACTTGATTATAAGGAGAGTTAGTTTATGGCGAATTTAATAGTAAATGGTCAATTGGTGGAAGCATTTTTTGATGCCCAAACCCCGCAGTATGCAGTTGCCCAAATGGTTAAAGAAAACTTCGGTGAACAGAGTATTTTTTCTGTCGAGCTGAGTGTTGAAGAAGCACAGCAAAAGAGCCGTGATGATGTACGTTTATCTATCGAGCAGCAAGTGGCGGATACCGAGTCGTTGCTTGGTACCACATCAGACACAGTACATATGTTACTAAATGAGCTAAGTGGCTTTGTGAATAAACTAAGCGATGCATCCACCTTAGCTGAGATGCGTACTTCTACGACATCACTTAAAGCGGCAATTGGCGATATTGAAACAAAAGTTTCAGCAGGTGAGCTGAGCTTTCCTTATCAGACCAAAGGTCAAGATGCGGTGATGACAGATATTATGACGCGCGCAAACGGCGTTGACACTGTTATTAAAGCAAAGTAAGTCAGGCATTACACGGTTCTGAGCACACCGTGTTGATGCCGAGTTAGAAAAAACTCAAACGTGAAGCCCACCATTTGGTGGGCTTTTTTATTTTAAATTGGAGGTAAATTATGTCTTTAGAGCAAGACATTGCAAATGTAGTCAGTGCAGCAGAGCAGCTAACTGGCATCGTAGATACAAAAATTGAAGATATTAATAATACAGTGAATGGCAAAGTTGCCCAGATGGAGTCTCGAGTTACACAAAAAGAATCAGAATTAGATGAGACTATATCTGGTCAAATTAGCAAAGTTGATGCGGCGCTCGATAACTTAGCCATTATTGGAAATGGGGAGCGTGGTACCCGTGCTATTGGAGTGGCAAATTATTTTACTTCAGGCAATGGGCCAGCAAAGATTCACTTTAGGTTGCCGCTCAATGTGCTGCAACATAATGAGATGTTTCATATCAAAGTAATCGGTCACGCGTATCACCAAGCTGAAGCCGTTGATGCAACTTTTGTAGGATATAGTTTCCCAAATGTTGAGGGGGTTTATTTACCTCAAGCAACAGGTACTCATTTACCGACAATATATGTTGGCTCAGATAATCATATTTACTGCAGGTTGAGTTTTGAAAAATGCCACTTTTTGACGCTAAGTGTTGACACTATGAGAGTTGGTAATGGCCGTCTGATTAAGCATGGTGATATTGAAATTATTAACGATCCAGCTGAACAATTATAAGGAAGAAAAAATGGAAAATGGAATCGAATTAGATACAACCGAAGAGCAATTGAATGCCCGCGACAAACAGTCAAAGATGATATTGAGAAATGAAATTAATTATTATGTTGCAGACACTGACTCAATGGTTGGCACGACCAGTGACCTAACCCACTTACTATTAAATGAATTGAGTGGCTTTGCAAATAAGCTCAGCCAAGCAAACTCCTTAGCGGAAATGCGGACATCTGTGGCATCACTTAAAAATGCAATTGGTATTATTGAAGGCAAAGTGAATGGCAATGAGCTTATCTTTCCTTATCAGGTTAAAGACCCTTCAGATGTGATTGAAGAAGTTGTTCAGCGTGCCAATGGTGTGAGCCAATTAATTCAGGAACAATCGAATCAAGAGTAATTATTTTTTTGTTTTTATAACAAACCTAGCCCACCTAATTTGGTGGGCTTTTTATTTTAAACGGAGGTTAAATCATGTCTTTAGAGCAAGACATTACACGGGTCGTTGAAGCGGCGGAAAAGTTAAGTGATATCGTTGATACAAAAATTGAAGATATTGATGCTCGGGTGGCACAAAAGGCCATCGAGATTGATCAAAAAAACGCGGCTGTTGAGAGTCGTTTGACTGCTAAAGAGCAGGCGGTGGATAGCAAAATTCAAGATTTCCAAAAGGCCTTACCGCTGGCACCCAACCTGCTGATTGACAGTAAATACTTTAATGGCATTGGCACAGACAATGTCGCTGTGGATATGGTGAGTTCACACAGAAAGCCTTGGCGGTGCTGGGTTGATAGTGGCGTTGAAGCGTCGGGTACTGTAACGAGATTAACGCTTGATAAGCTGGTGGATAATGGTTTAACGCCATCAGGAGACTTTTTACAAAAAGCACTCGGTGATAAGCGCTCTGAAACCAATTTTTATGGTAGTAATTACAAAGTACTATTATTTGATGTCGAAATTGTCAAAGGAAGAGACAGCAGCCCAGACGTGGGACACTTTTTCGTTATGAATCAAGGTACAGATTCTTATATTGGCTGGGGTCGTGGAGAGTTTTTTAGTCAATCTAGTTGTTGGGTAAACGTCCTTGAATGCTCTGACGGAATAAGTTTTTACCCTGCTGCAAATCGTGTTGCCACTATAAAAGCGGATAAAGGCGATTTAGGTAAAGGGTGGGTTTATAAGCATTCTCGCAAATTAGGATGGGGTGGAAATCACCAGCCACTTTTTGCAGGCCGAGGTCGAATGAAAGTCGCTATATGCCTACCTTATGCGGGGACTGGTGATCATGGAGATAACATGATTTGGGCCAATGATATCGGCCACCCTTATTCACATACTGACTTCGCAGAATTTCAAAGAAATAACCTCAGTTAAAGGAGTATAGCAATGGCATTATTAAAACAAATTTCAACGGGTAAAGTGGTTGCCAGTGGTATTCACAATGCTGAATCAGCAAAAGAAGTTGCTGAACTGGCAGGGTACACAGATGGAGATTATGTAATTGTTTACTCTGAAGAAGAAGTAGCCCAAGCAAGGCTGAGTGATTATCAGACTAAAAGTGATCACTTATTTATTGACTATATGGCGAACTTAACTGAGTTTGGTGAGAGCGTACAAGCCACTCTAGATGCAAAGCAATCTTGGTTGGCAGCGAGAGCCGAAATAAAAGCCAGCTATCCGAAGTCTTAAGTTTACTTTAAGCCACTATTTGGCCTGAGCATTCATACTCAGGCACTTTTCAATAACCGATTTAAGAGCTTAGTTATGTCATTGACAAACTTTAGCGCCATAGATCTCAGCCGTTTGCCGGCGCCAAACCTCATTGAGCCACTAAGCTTTGAAAAGATTAGGGCTGAGATTTTAGATGACTTTAAAACACGCTTTCCTGACGCTGAGCTTAACCTTATCAGCGATCCAGTGATTAAGTTAGTGGAGTCATTTGCCTACCGGGAGTTGTTGCTGCGTCAGCGTATTAATGACAGTGCACATGGCGTGCTACTGGCACATGCTACAAGCAGTGAACTTGATTATTTGGGTAATCGCTTTGAAGTTGAGCGCGCAATATTAGAGCCAGCTGATAATGCACTGATACCTCCGAAACCAGCTATTTATGAAAGTGATGAGCGGTATCGTGAACGTATTGCACTGGCCCTAGAAGGATTTAGCACCGCGGGCCCCGCAGGCGCATACGCTTTTCATGCATTGAAGGGGTCGCAATATGTCAAGGATGTGTTTGTAGATGCGCCCGAGTTTGCTTATATCGACTTACCTGAGCAAGTCGCTAACTTATTGCCGCCTAGTGCGCGAATATTGGTATGTACAGATGATGCTGGTTTGACGCCAGAGGTACTGTCAGGTGCTGAACCATCAGAGCCAGCACCTGGGGACGTGGTGGTGACGTTACTAACAAGCCAAGGAAATGGCCAGGCAACCCCAGAGGTCATAGAGCATGTCAAAACACAGTTAAACAAGGATAGTGTTAGGCCGATGACTGACAGAGTGCATATCAAATCCGCAGATATCATCGAATTTGAGCTAGACGCGGTATTGCACATTTACCCTGGTATGGATGGGCCGGCACTGGTTGAGGAAGCGAAAGTAAGTTTAGCGGCGTGGTTGGCTGAGCATCATAAATTGGGACATGACATTTCCCTGTCTGGTTTATATGCAGTATTGCATCGTGAGGGGGTGCAGCGAGTTGAGCTGAGTGCGCCGCAGTGGGACATTGCTGTGCAAGCTCATCAGGCTGCGTTTTGCTCTCGTGCAACCATCTCGGTGGGAGAGGAGCATGTCTAACTTCACATTACAGGGAAATACTTCCGAGTTGGAGTTGGCGCTTGAGCATTGTAGTGACCGAATATTGAATATCCCCGTATCGCATAAGCAGTTATGGGATCCGTGGACATGTCCTGTACGGTTTTTGCCTTGGCTTGCCGACTCATTGAGTGTGGATGTGTGGGATAGTGCTTGGCCAGAGCATGTGCAGCGCAAGGTCATTGCGGACAGTGTGCCACGGCACAGATATAAAGGGACGATCAGTGCGGTAAATAACGCATTGAAAGTGCTCAATGCCAAGATTGAGCTACAAGAGTGGTGGCAATATGGTGGTGTACCACATAGCGCAAAGTTGCTGGCCATTGCCAATGAGAATCTAGACAGCAATGGTAGCACTTTTTTAAGTCCTAAATTGCAGGGGCAAATGTGGCAATCTGTGGTGGCGACAAAGCCAATGCGGACGAATATCGATTTTAATATTGGTGTTAACCTCAACACGGGCATCCAAGTGATTGGGGGAGGGCAAAGCGCGTCGATGCAAATCGCTATGCACCGCGATGAACCGATATTTAATTTTTCCCCAGTCAATGTATGTCATTTTGCGGCAGCTCAATTAGGCAGTGTACATGCATCAAAGCTAGTAGATAACCCGAGTTTTGATTTTAACTTAAGCTCAGTACATGTTGCATCGGCGAGTGCATCTAATCATATTGGGACACAGTCGTTTGCAGATAAAGCAATGGCATATTTTAGCTCGAGTGTCGTTATATCCGCTTCTGCGGTTACGGCTCATCTCTCAAATACTTCGTTGAAAGACAATCCTAAATTTCAACATAAATCAAATAGTTCAATAACAAGCGGTGCTTACACCGTTTCCATTCAAAATATCACGCTTAATTTATAATCTGAGGTACCTATATGAATGTATATACACCTGTTGTGACGCAGCAGGGAATAAATGCAGCGGTCAGTGCCCTTGAACAAGGGGTTAAAATTCAAATTGGCCATATTGCTGTGGGTGATGCGGGTTATACACCCGATAGAAATCAAACGGCTTTAAAAAGTCAAAAAAATACAGCACCTGTATCGGGTGCTGAAGTAGTGGGTAATGGTCAGTTCCATGTAACAGCAGAATTTACGGATGATAATCAGTATGCGGTAAAAGAAGTAGGTTTTTACCTCAATGACCATCAAGACGAAAGCCAACGGACTTTGTTTGCTGTCTGGTCTCACCCTGAGAATGTGCTTTTTTTTCAGACGCCGATTGCGAAAATTGTCCAAGGATTCGATTTGCTTTTAACGGCGGTTCCGCCGGAAAGCTTGGACTTCAATGTATCGGGGGATTTAAGTCTATATTACGCCGATGAATTTGCCGCACTGACCATTGCACAAACCAAAGCACTGACAGCGCAAATTCAGTCAAATTTGAGGCAAATACACTTTAATGACCGCCTTTTAAAGCTGGAGGGGTAACACCATGTCTAGTTTATCAAAAAGTGTGGCTGAACTTGCCAGTAACAACGCAAATTTGACTCAGCAATGTAGCGAACTAACAAATGATATCAACCAGTTATTACTCAACGTAGACAGTAAAGTTGATTCGGCGTTTTCCAAAGTCAATGGCGAAATAAAAAGCACATTTACGCAGACCTTGTATGTCAATGCTGATCGAACGGTTGGTAGTGACAGCAACGATGGCTTAAGTGCACAAGCGCCACTAAACACAATCAAAGCAGCAGTGGCTAAACTGGTACCGGGTTGCTTTGCTCGCATCATGCTTGCAGCAAATAATGTAGAGCATGTTTCCACGACCGTGGTGGTGCCAGGTTGCTCAGTTATTTTTAATACGTATACCGAGAATGATTGGCAATCTATCGGGTTAAAACTGCACTTTACAGGTGCAATTGCGTTTAACACCAGTGGTGACAATGCATCAATTACACTTGAGCTGTTTGGAGAATTTCAAAAGACCATATTGATGGCGGGCAATCGATTATTTGAAAACTTAGGCAAGGCTGCTTATTCATTGGCCAGTGACAGTGCCAGCTTTCCAGTGGTGGTGTTTCATCGCAATACAACAGGGCAATTTTTTCCTTACTTTGTTGCAGCCAATTATGCCAAGTTTAGCAAAATTGGGATGTTCTCAATGAGTAACGTCACATTTGCCTCGCATATTTCTAATAGTGCAGGTGAGATAGTTTATGAGCCTATGCCACATATTCGATTGGACACAGCTCCAGTGGGCGGTGCCGTACTGGCAGTATTTAATAACGTTGATATGCATTGTGAGCAACTGTCTAACCCCGGTGTGGAGTTGGCTGCAGGCTGCTATTTGATCTCTAAGGTGACAGGGCTAAATCATGTTGCTCCACCCGTTGCTGCAACGAGCTAACTCTGCAACCTTTCCTTTCTTTTTTACTATTTATATTTCAAATTTCTATTGAGGACAATATTTATGTCTACACAAGCTAAAACGCTTGAGCAGCTCATCACAGAGCTACATACGACCAATGGTGAATTAATCACATCGAATAATGACTTAGCAAATACAGTGATAAACAAAACCGGTGAAATTGATGCTGCGGTAGCAAAAGCGCAAGCAGATGTGAGCGCAGCAGTCACAGCTGGAGATAGTCGTATTCAACAAGCCATCATTAATTTGGCTCAAAGCCATGCCGATATGCGCATTAACTACTATGACCGTAAGTTACATAGTAAAAATACACTTATTCAAGACAATGGGTTAGTGGCCGATCCAAATGATGAGTCACGCTCTAATTGGATAAGAGTGCCAAATGGAGGTGCCTGGACCGGGCACAATACGTATCCAGCTGCGAAAGCACTCACTAAGGTTCATACCGTGTCGGGTTATTCATACTCGCCTGGTTATTCTGAAACCCCTGAGAAATATGTGGCTGATTGGAGTCGCACATATATGCAATTCATACTAACCAATGAAAGTGCGACCAGCGAGCAGATAAATGACAACATTGCGTCACAAGGCGTTGATATAAATCGCTCTCAAATGGGGGGCTGGTGGAATGGCTCTCTGGTTAAGGATATTCCATGTATGAATATCGCAGGCTTACATCCATACAGCTGCTTATTTGCAAGACTAGTGAATGTGGTCTCTGATGGTGTATCTAACCCTCAAGGCCTGCTGCCGCAGAATATTTTACAGTTTGGCGGCAACTGTAACTTCTCAATTGACCGTGTTGTTAACTACCCTAACATTTCGGAATAGGTGATATATGTCTGAGACAAACCCTTTTGATAATAAAGATATCAGTGTAAATCATATTAAAGCAGAGCAGCGCTCGCGCATTCATTATGAAGTTGCAGATGCGGACTCCTTGATAGGCACGACCTCTGATACTACTCATATGATCTTGGTTGAGTTTGCTAAATTAACCCAGGCAATTTCAACAGCAGCCTCTCTTGATGAAGTTAAATCGGCAGCGTCACAATCTGCAAGCTTGTTTGCACCGATAGTAGAAAAGCTCAATGCGGATCAGTTGGCTTTCCCGTATCAGCATAAAGGAACTGAAACCGTGCTTGCTGAGATTGAAGCGCGCGCGCAAGGTGTCGCTGATATTATTAAGTAATAGTTGACTATTTCCTTCCCAAGAGATCCCCTATGAACTCCCAGTACTTTGATTTTTCTGCGCTCCCAGCGCCAGATATCATTGAGCCACTGGACTATGAACGTATATACCAAGCCCGCAAAGACAGGTTTAAATCCATTGCACCGCAATACGCTGATGCACTAGAGCTTGAAAGTGACCCGCTGACAGTTTGTCTGCAAGTAGAAAGCTATCGAGAACTGCTGTTGCGTCAGCGTATCAATGAAGCGGCGTATGCTAACTTGTTAGCGACGGCGCAAGGCGGCGATTTAGATCAGCTTGGTGTATTTTATGGTCTAGGGCGTGCCGAGGGTGAAGAAGACGGTAACTACCGTCTTCGCATTCGGCAAAAAACTCTGGCCTCCAGTACCGCTGGTAGCAAAGATCATTACCGCAATGCAGCGCTCACCGCTGCTCCCAATGCTATTCGTGATGTAGAAGTGGATAGCCCAACCTCAGGACGTGTTCGAGTATCGATATTATTCCAAGATGCGCAGCGTGCAGATGAACTTTTAGAGCAAGTACGAGAATACGTACTGAGTGATCAAGTGAAGGTTTTGACTGATCATGTAGAGGTCAATCATGCACAAGAGGTGCCTATTGATGTAAAAGCTGATATTTATTTACAACACAATGTACCTAATTGGGTATTTACGCAGTTGGAAGACAAACTCCGAACTGCGTGGCAAGACGCAATGGCCCTTGGTGTTGCGATGACCCCCAGTTGGTTGAGTGCTCAATTGCATGTCGATGGCGTAAAGCATGTTGAAATACACACGCCTGATAACTTGATTGATATCGCGTCCAATCAATATGCTCAGTTAGGGCAAATTCAATTATGTCTCATCACTTAGATACTCAAAGCGACGTATTATTGCCATACAATCACAGTGATCTCCAAGCTTCCATCGTAAAACATGGACAATTAGAGATGGTATTGGGTGATGGCATATCACTCTTACGTGGCTTTAAATCCCACCCTAAACAGTCTTTATTGCCTTGGCTTATTTGGGAGTATGGTCTTGGTGCTTTAGTCCCATACTTAGATAACCTTGACCAAGTACTGCAACAAGGCCTTGCTTGGCAGCGGATCCGAGGTACGCGAAAAAGTTTAGAAATGGCATATGGTTGGCTCGGTTTTTCACTCAAAGATGTTGAAGAATCAGATTCATATCGCCACTTTTATCGCTATCAATGCCACCTAGAGCAATTACCTAATATCAATGATGTTGAGCGCATGTCTCAATTGGCTGAGCTCAGTGCTCCAGCAAGAAGTGAACTCACTCGGGTGACTTATCAGCTCGATATTAGAGAGTTGACTTTATCTGCGAACCCTTTTGGGTCGCTATTAAGTGATCACTCAGGTTTTAGGCATCGCCTTAACAGTGGCAAGCTGCTGCGAATAAGCACCAAGCGTACTCACCCAGCACACTATAGTTTCAGTAGTGATGCGCACAGTGGTTTTACTCGCAAGCATAATAGCAGTTGGCAGAGTTATTCCTCTGAAATTTTGGGTGTTTTACGCCTTAGTGAGCCGCTTATAAACCAATTTGGTGCGACTTCGGTACATAGTCGCCAGTCGAGTCGTGCTTATACTCTTGACCAAGCGCAGTGGTTTGGTCATTGGCAAGCGAGCAGTTGGTCTGCTGTTCAATCACCTCAAGTGATCATTACACACCAGCAAAATCGCTAACTTTTTCAACTTTTAATTAATCCTTAGCTTGGTTTTATGCAACTCTCCATGAGTGTTTGCAAGGAAAGTGATGTCATGCCTAGGAAGGCTCGTTGAGGCACTTGGTAAATGAGTTAATGCGGTACATGGAACGAGTGAAGGACGATAAGGAAATATTTTGGCTATTCTTACCCGTGCAGGGCGAGCCATGCTCGCTCAAACAATTGCACAAACTCCAATTTATTTGGCTTGGGGGCGCGGAGGGTCTCAATGGCAGACGCCACCAGCCGAGCCCATTGCAGCGACAAACCTTGCATCTCCCATAGGTTATCGCAAAGCGAAAAAAGTCGGGTTTTGTTATCCCGATGATCAAGGTGACATCTTTATTCAAGGTGGTCGCTTTAGCTCATCCTCCGAGCCAACTCAGCATATTTATTGTGAATTTACCTTTGATTTTACTGATGGCGCAGGAGAAACCGTGCGTGAACTCGGTTTAATGTCAGGCTTGCAAGCAGGTGCTCAGATCCCCGATGGCTTAGTGTATTTGACGCCTGAACAGGTAGCTAATCCTGGCACTTTATTGCTTCTTGAACATCGTGCTCCGCTTATCCGTGAGCAGGGCGTGCGAGAAAGCTTCGAATTTGTTGTCAGCTTTTAGAGGTGTTTATGCTTGACGATTATTATGAAAAATTTCATGCAGACTCAGGCTATGAACGTTTACTGTTCAGGGCTGGCAAGGGACTGCAAAGCAGAGAGCTCAATGATTTACAGTCACAAGTCAATCACCAAATAAAGGGGGTTGCGGATGTACTCTTAAAAGATGGTGATTTGGTCAAAGGTGGCGAAGTGATCATTGATGCAAAGTTGGCCACTGCTTTAGTAACAGACGGTGAAGTATACATTGCCGGGCAAGTAAGGCCGGTATCAAGCAGCGCTGTACCTATCGATATGACTGACAGTGTCGATGTTGGTGTATGGCTCACCCATAATGTAGTGACTGAGGAGCAAGACCCCAGCCTAAGAGACCCTGCTGTTGATGCAATTAACTTTGACGAACCTGGCGCCGCACGTTTGCAGCAAGTTTGCCAGTGGGGATTACGCAGTGATGGGGTTGGTCCTGATGATGCATTTTACCCAGTACATAAGATAGAACAGGGCACCTTAATTATAAAGCAACCTCCACCGCAGTTGGATGCGGTGACACAAGCGCTTGCACGTTATGACAGAGAGTCAAACGGGGGAAGCTATGTGGTTGAAGGGATGTCTTTAAGTTATCGAGGCGCAGATCAGACCGTTCAACGTTTTAGCTTGGAAGAAGGCAAAGCGCATATCGAAGGCTACGAAGTCGCATTTGCAACCTCAAGAACGGCTGAGTTTGATTATAATCCTGATGTTGGAGAGGTCAAAGAAGAGCCGAAAACTTTTCAATCCGATAGCCAAGGGAACATGCGAATTGACACTGATTTCTTTCCGGTTAAGCAGGTTGAAGAGGTGAATGTCACCGCTGAAAAAACTGTCCAACTTACTCGTGGTCAGCTTAGAGGTGGGGAAGACTTATTGCCCGATGAGGCGGTTCTGGAGATATTGACTGTCGCTTTAGTCGGATCAGAGACTAAAACCTATACCCAAGGTGTTGATTTTATATTTTTGCGAAACCACATCAGTTGGCAGCTCAGTGGTGATGAACCGAATACCGGTGAACAATATGAGGTAACGTATCGTTATAGAAAGCAGTTGATGCTCGATTTTGATGAATACGGATTTAATCTTGATAGGCAGTTGGCTGATGGTGGTGTTATTGTCGATAACACTTTAGTGACCATTGACTACCAATGGCACCGTCCACGCATTGATTTAATTGTGCTTGATCGCTTTGGTCAAATTAAACGGATTAAAGGGCAGGCGGCACACCAATTTCCTACTGCGCCTAAAGCACCTGCGCATCATTTAGCTTTGGCGCAAGTTACCCAATCTTGGTTAAGTGAGCAAGCACCTGAGATTGAAAACTTAGCTGTACGTGCCGTTTCAATGTCACAGCTTGAGCAAATGCAAAATCAAATTGGTGATCTATACCAATTGTTGGCAATTGAGCGTCTTCGTAATGATGCCAATAGCCAAGATCCTGCCAGTAAATATGGCGTGTTTGTAGACCCGTTCATCGATGATGATATGCGTGATGCTGGGATTGCACAAACGGCTGCGATTGTTGATGGCGAGTTAGTATTACCCCTCAGTGCAGATATTGCAGAGTTGCCAGTCCCAAATGGTGGGCTACTGACCTTACCCTATGAGCTGGAAAATGTGCTCGAGCAGCCTAAGCAAACGGGCAGTATGAAAATAAACCCTTATCAAGCTGTTGAGCCTATCCCTGCCACGATTACTTTAACGCCGAGTCTTGACCATTGGACACAAACGCAGCGCAGTTGGACGAGCCCGATTACGCAACGTTTTACCCGAGGTGGAGGATGGCGAACTCGGACCACGCAATCAACGCAAACACAGGTAATTGGCCGCACAACGCGCAGCGCTGAATTGTTACGCCGTCGTTGGGTGAACTTCTCTTTGTCTGGTTTTGGCGAAGGTGAAGCACTGAAACGAGTAATTTTTGATGGCACCGTGGTGACACCTGAGGAGACATAATGATTAACGCAGATCCAAACGGCCGCTTGAGCGGCCGTTTTTATATTCCCGCAAACATTCCTGTTGGCAGTAAAACAGTGAGATTTGAGGGAGAAAAAGGCTCATTCGGTGAGGCAACTTACACAGGTAGTGGCACCATCGTGAGTGAAACAGCGCGCCGTATTACCACAATTACAACGGTACGTTTTGACCCGTTGGCACAAACATTTACTTTGCCACAAAGTCGCTTCATTGCGGGCGTTGAGTTGTGGTTTAAGAAAATAGGGGGCGATAAGCCCGTTCGCGTTCAGATCAGAGAAACCGAAGTGGGTATTCCCAACCAGACCGTTCTGGCGGAGGCATCACTGGAGCGCTCGATGTTTAAAGTGAATGGTGAACCAACTTTATTTGAGCTTGACCCTGTGTCTCTAAATGCTGGGCAAGAATATGCCATAGTGGTGTTAACAGACGATCCCGATCACGAAGTGGCGATTGCTGAACTGGGTAAGTTTGATAGCGAAAGTGGGTGGGTGACCACACAGCCATATCAAGTTGGCGTATTGCTTTCATCGAGCAACGCGTCTACCTGGACACCGCATCAAAATCGAGATTTAACCTTTCGGTTAAAAGCTGCACGCTTTACACATACAACACAGACAGTCCCACTTGGTCAAGTTGAACTGGATGAACACAGTGATATTTTGGCGATGGCCGTGATTGAGCGCCCAAGTAGTGAAACCCAGCTTCATTTTGAGTTTAGTGGTGCGCAATTAGGTCAATTTAATTTGCAAGAGTGGCAAGCACTGCGTTTGGCTAACAAGGTGAAAGAACCATTGCAGGTGAGCGCGAGATTAACAGGGACCGAAACGCAAACACCGGTGTTGTTCGATAGTGTGCAAACTGCACTGGGTAAAGTGAGTAATGAAGCTGATTATGTAACCCGTGCAATTCCATGCCAAATCGGTGGTAGTTTGAAAGTCAGTTTTGAAGGGCTGCTTCCTGGTACGGCTAAAGTGGATGTGTTTATTCAGCAACAAGGTCAATGGGTAAACATACCGCAGAAAACAACTCAGCCACAGGGAGATGGCTGGCTATTGTGCAATTACGAGTTTTCTAACCTGAGTGAATCACAAGCGCGCGTGAAGCTGGTGTTATCTGGCACACACATAGACAGACCCCGTGTACGCTCCCTCAGAACCTTCTCAATTTAGGAGGGGGTATGATAGACGATAAAACCCTTTCTTATGCACTACCTCTCCCACACCCTGACAATTTATTACAACAAGATGTAGAGCGAATTCGACAAGCGATAATCGATATTGATCAGGTGCTCTATATGCAAACCAATCTTGACCAGCAGCAAGATACGTTGCTGAACGAGAAACTCAGACGAGTCAAGCTTAACCAGCTACTCGGCGAACCACTATTAACTTTATAAGAGGATATTATGGCGAGTATTCAAAATGCCGTGCAAGTCATGGTAGATAAGCTAGTTGCCGATATGGAGGGCAATCAGCCGCTTACAGCCGAAGAACAAGCATTAGTAAGTAATGCTATTACCAAACTGACCGATAATGCAAAGCTTGAGCAAGCAGTTGTCGCAGTTGCAGAGTCACATATTAATGATGCCACGTCGACACTACAGCAAGTATCGCAATCCAGTGGTGCGGCTTTGCAAAGTGCGACTGAGTCGCTCACGCAAACCAGTGCAACACTCGATACAAAGTCTAGTAAATTAGATTTGTTAGATTCGATGGCGCCAAACTTAAACCGCGTAGAGTCTTTGCAGGCTACAAGTAACGCATTGCATATCAGACCTTTATTTGGCATGACGCCGATAGATTCGCCGAGCACTTCTGCAAATAATCGTAGGGCAACAGCTGTATTTGCTGTTTACGATAATAGTGGAGATACTTATGTTATTAGGCCGAGCTTCACTCACAATGCGACAACTGAACAGTGTCGATTAGAGTATTTAAAGCTCAACGCCAATGCAGCAGAAAAAACAACGACGCACACCAGTTTTGTTCATAGTAATGCATTTGAGCAAAACCCAGCGAGTAAAATTTTCTATTACGGCACCAGTGCGTATTTACCGCTTGCAAGTAAAAGCAATGCGGCAGATATTCAGTATGAAATTGTGTATAGCACGCAGGACTCTCAAACAACCGCTATTGCAAACTATGGCGGTATATTCTGTAAATCATCAGGCTTTACCTCTATTACTAAGCCAAAGCAAAATTTAGATGCAATCGATCAATTTGGTATTAGCACAGCAACAACTCATGCTCATCATCAAGTCGGTGTTTTGTACGACAACAATAAACATTGCCTTGTTATGGTTGATGAAGGCACATCTGTATTGGTTGAAAAGTACCGTGATGGTAACGTTGTCACAACGACAGCTATCGCCAACAATGAAGAGTTACAAGCTTATGTGGATGCCGGTGACTTCACGGTTGTGAAATTTATGTACCACAGCTTACAGCATGCTAATGGTAGACATTATTTCAACCATTCTGAAACACCGATGAGTAGCTATGGTGTGAGTTATTATGGCTATTTTGGTCACTACAATGGCGTGACCAAAATGGGTGAAAATAAGTTCAGTGCTCATTATCGCTTTACCCATGAAAGACGTTTAGAGCCGCTTAACTTCTTCTTCAGTTGTAGCACGGGTCATTACAATGCTCACAATTCACCAGATGCTGAAACTAAAGTGATACTTGAGACGATGTCTGGCGAAATATTGGGGGCATACTCATATCATTCAAGGCCTTACCACGCAGCATATGATAACGGCCTGATGGGGGGAGTAATTAGTTGTATTAATCCATATTCTGGCGCAGGCATTTTGAATGAGCATTACACCTATAATAATTATGGCCTTGGCCGTACTTGTCGTGCATTTTAAGGAGAAAACATGAGTTGTGAGTATTTTGCCGATAAAGGCATGAAAATTGATGGAAACTATTGGTTGGTTCACCCTCAAACTGGGGTTGCTTGGAATAGCACCTCGATTGAGGATTACAAGCAAACTTATGAGGCTCAGCAAATTGCATTGGCTGAAGAAAGGTTAAAAGCCGACAAGGCCGAACAGCTTACTGCGATCAAAGAGGCGGTGTTTAATAAACTCAATGATGAGCAGTGGCGTGTGCAAAAAGCCCAAGAGCACCTATTGATGGCTGAGCTTTCGGGTGATCAGGCTGAAATAGGTTTAAGTAAGGCACATTTGGCTGAATTATTGGCGCAACGAGAGCAGATCCGTTTAGCCAGTGACAAAGCTGAGCTGACTCTTGCGGATATTTCAACATCCGAAGAACTGAAAGAATTTACGTTTGATGTAAATATTTCATTATAAATTTGGTGCAATGACCCGTTTTATTCCCAATAAACGGGTTAGTATCATGTGTGCTTGAGAAAGCAACAGACTTGTTATTCCAACAACCTAAACCCGCTTAGCCGTGTCGAGCGGGTTTTCTTTTATTGACTTTTATGCTGCTTGTAAATTATTGCGTATAGGGCAGGAATGACCTGTTTTAATCCCTTAAAATAAGTAAAATACACTTAAGCTTGAGAAAAGTTTAAACAGTTGGTGATTGACACTGAGCTGATACATTACCTAACAATATAATGCGCCACTTTGCTGGTTTATCTTGGATAAATGAGTACTTGGCGTTTTTTGTATTGCGCACCGGTTTAACGGTTTTAAGGCGGTCATAAATGACCTGTTTTAATTCCTTAAAATCAGTAAAATACACCTAAGCTTGAGAACAGCTTACACAGCGTGTGATTGACACTGAGCTGATACATTACCTAACAATATAATGCGCCACTTTGCTGGTTTATCTTGGATAAATGAGCTCGTGGCGTTTTTTGTATTACGCACAGATTTAGCGGTTTTAAGGCGGTCATAAATGACCTGTTTTAATTCCTTAAAATCAGTAAAATACACCTAAGCTTGAGAAAAGCTTAAACAGCTCATGATTGACACTGAGCTGATACATTACCCAACTATATAAAGCGCCATTTTGCTGGTTTATCTTGGATAAATGAGCGCGTGGCGCTTTTTGTATTACGCACCAATTTAGTGGTTTTAAGGCGGTCATAAATGACCTGTTTTAATCCCTTAAAATCAGTAAAATACACCTAAGCTTGAGAAAAGCTTACACAGCGTGTGATTGACACTGAGCTGATACATTACCCAACTATATAAAGCGCCATTTTGCTGGTTTATCTTGGATAAATTAGCGCGTGGCGCTTTTTGTATTACGCACCAATTTAACGGTTTTAAGGCGGTCATAAATGACCTGTTTCAATCCCTTAAAATCAGTAAAATGACCTTAAGCTTGAAAGAGCTTTACACAGTTATCCCATGAATCAAAACCCGTGCTTGAATGAGTGCGGGTTTTTTATTGCAGATAGGAATATTATGAGCGGCTTTACTAAATTAGACTTATCGAAAGTGCCTGTTCCAGACGTGATTGACACGCTTGATTATGAACAAGAGTATGAGCAGCTCAAAGCCCAATTTTTATTACAAAACCCGCAGTATCAAGCTGCCCTTTCATTAGAAAGCGATCCTGTTGCCTTGCTGTTACAAACACTCGCATATCAAAAGGTACTACAAAAACAAAAACTCAATGATGCAGTGAAGAGTAATATGTTGGCATCAGCACAAGGGCATGATTTAGATGCCATTGCTGCACGGTATAATCTGTCACGTAAAGCATCTCCAAGTGAGTCTGATGCTGCTTTTAGACAGCGCATACAATTGGCATTTGATGGCCTTAATACGGCAGGCAGTCGCGAGTCATACATTTATCACTCCATGTCATGCGACCCGCAGGTAAAAGATGTGGCGGTAAGTAGTCCAGACCCTTGCGATATAGAATTGACCATACTGAGTAACAGTGACGCCGGTCAGCCAAACGATGCGCTGATTAATAAGGTAAAGCACTATTTTTCTGCACAAGGCACAGAGCAGGCTGGTATCGACGAAGTGGCATCGAAAGTGCGTCCATTAGGGGATAGAGTGACGGTGCACAAGGCACAAATAAAACCATTTTCGGTGAACGCGGAGCTCTCTATTTTACATGGCCCTTCCGGTAATGCGCTTGTTGCAGCGGCTGAGCAAGCGGTGCAAGCATATTGTGAATCACGACATTATCTTGGTAAAAAAGTCACGCGGGCAGGGATTTACGCCGCACTGCATCAATCGGGTGTAGAGGATGTGACTTTGTTGACTCCAGTCGACGATATTGTCTGTCAGGCGACAGAAGCGCCTTATTGCGAGTCTATCGCAGTATTGATGGAAAATGTCTATGGATAAACTGATCCCAACCAATGCCAGTGAGCTAGTCAAAGCACTTGGTCAGCAGGTTCCGTCTCATCAAATTGTTCGACAATTACTGCTCTCTCTATTGGCACTGTCTAGTCGAAGTGATGCGCAGTTAGTTTGGTTGGCAAAGTTATGTGGGATGCAACCCAGTGCGGTACTGGTGAATCCTAGTATCTTATTACAATGCAGTGCTAAGCAACTGTTAACACTGGTGGAGCACCCTGAACTCTGTGATGCTCAACAGCTCAATGAATTTGCTACTCAACTTAGCATTGAAAACTGGCAGCCTGATGAGTCTGATGCTGTGAAACGCAGCCAAGTAAAATCTGCATGTGTGTTGAATGATAGCCGCTTGTTGCTTGCCAGTGTCTGGGACCCTTTTTTGTGCCCGGCAGCGTTGCTGCCTTGGTTAGCCTGGTCTGTATCTGTAGATGAGTGGGACGAGGCATGGAGCGAAGCCCTAAAGCGCCAAGTGATTAATGACGCATTCGCCGTACACCAAGTGAAAGGCACGCCTTACGCGCTGAAAAAGGCGCTCGATAGTTTAAATATTAAAACCGAAATCAAAGAGTGGTGGCAAGGAGACAATTTAGAAGTGTTGCCCCGAGGCACTGTGCAAGTGTGGGCACTTATCAATAGTAATTTGGATGAGCAGCAGCAAGGAATGCTGACCCCCCAAATGTTAAAGCGAGTGCGTCGAATAATTGATGCAGTCAAGCGGGGTTCTATTCATGTGGATGTGCAATTAGGACTTTCTTACAGCGAGCAGTTAGGCGCAGTATGCGCTTTGCCGCCAACCATAGTCCAGCGTATGGATGCGCCTACTGGCAGTGGCGTTAAGCCCAATGAAGCAATGCAAAACAACGCGGCATTTGGAGCCGCTCAAAGCAGAGGCATCAAACATTTAGCTATTGCCGGTCAGGGAGTTGTCCCTCCAAGTAATACCGGTGGTGCAGGTTTTTTTGCCGTGAATGCAAGTTGTTCTGCTAGGCATTTAGCAATAGCAGGCCAGAGCGTTAAGCCGCCAAAACCTAGTGGGGCATATCATTCATTTGGTGCAACTAATGCTCATACATTATGTAGTTGGCAAGTTGCGGGGAGCGGTATAAAACCCGGCAATAGTAAAGGCCTCTATGGGGTATTTGGCCTGTCTAAATCGAATCAATCGCACCATTTAAATATCTCAGGCCAAACTGTTTTACCTCCTCACAGCACTGGGAATGAGGGTTTATTCAGTGTTACGAGACAAATTATTTATCAACATTTTAACTTACAAGGAGCTGCTTAATGTCTGCATTAACGCTGCAGTTTACCCAAGTTGGCTTAGATGCTTTGTTAGCGGCCAAAGCCAATGGTAAAAAAGCACAGATCAGCCATATGGCATTTGGTGACGCAAGTTATACGCCGTCGCAAACTCAAACGAGTCTGCGTAATCTTAAAGAGCTTCAGCCAATTCGGGATGACAATTACGAAACAGATGAAAACCACCAAGTCACTGTGGTTGCACTGTTTGATAAAGCCATGTCGGCACCTGAATATGCCATTCGTGAAGTCGGTGTGTTTATCCAAATCGATGAACCAGTAGGCAGTGACCAAAATTTAGTGTTACTGGGCGTATATTCTGAGCCAGATCGTACATTAGGTTATCGCACTCCAGATGTGAAAATTCTGCAAAGTGTGACCTTGAGCCTTGCTCAGCTTCCATCCGATAGTGTGGAGGTGAAGCCGGGTATCGATAATTTTAACGTATTGCTTGATAACGAACTTGCAGATTTAACCTTGGTGCAGCTAGACACAATGCATCGACAATTAAAACAAGAACTGCGATTACTCGCTTTAGAAAAAGGGCAATAGGAATTAAGGAAGACTGATGTCAAACGAACATACAACTATTACAGAGAGCCTAGCAAAAGTAGCCACGCGTGCTAACGAGCTGTGCAACACCGTGGATGCGCAGATCGATAACATAAAAAATACATTAAAAGCAGAACAGGATGCATTGCAAGCTAAAAAGACACAGTTTGATGCACAAGCTGCGAGCTCGATTAGCCAATATCAAGGAAAAATGGATGACTTTATCGAGTCGGGTGATAATCGTTATCAAAAAGCATTATCTAAAGGCGATGTCATTGTTCCTGTCAATTTAAAGCATTTAGATGATTCTAAATTTTATCCAGTGACACTTTATCATTGCAAAATGCTCGATGTACGTGTTGAGAGGTATGTGCATGATGATGTGTCGGGTGGTGGGATTTTAGATTATTTTGTGCAATTGCAAAACTGGTCTAATGGTGGCGACTTTACGTTTGCTAAGCAATTTCATCACTCTTATTCAGGCCGAGCATTTGTTGGGAAAATTTCTGCAGCTTCAACGCCTTATACGTCTTCTATTTGGCTGCGTGGTGGCTGGTCTTATAAGTTTTATTTAAATGGTCATTACAGTAAAGGGCCGGTGGTTATTGAGTCTGAAACACAAGTGGTAGAGCGTATTGCAAGTACGGATTACTTTTTGGCACCAATCACTGAAGTTCAGCCGCATGTTGCAGCAAATAATTTTATTTTGGGAGTATAAAAGATGACGGAACATGAACTGTTTACAGCAAAGCAATGGTTAGAAATAAAAAGTATTCGTAACTCGTTATTGAGAGAATCGGATTGGACACAAGTGAATGACAGTCCATTCAGTGCTGAGGATTCCCAGTTGATTCAAGAATATCGTGCAGCTTTGAGAAATATTCCACAAGAATTCAACAGCCCTGAAAGTGTAGTCTGGCCACAAAAGCCAGACGTACTTAAAGCATCTTAGGCTCGAATAAGAGAGTATTATGTCGGATAACAACTTAACTATCACAGAACGTCTTACTAACGTCTCTGAGCGTGCGAACGCATTGTGCGATACCGTCCAAAATCAAATGGGTCTGATTAATCAAGCTCTAGATTCAAAATCGACTGAGCTTGATACACAGTATGAAAACTTTAAAGCTGGCATGGCTGAGAGCATCAATGGGCTTAATGTTTACAAAGAAGGCTTAACTAAGCGTTTTTCTTTTAAACAGCACTTATCAGCTGGGGGTTACACATCCGCCGCTGATGGCCCTGATGAGAGCTATAGATACTGTGTAGCGCCAAAAGATCCATACTACATTAATTTAATTGAGTTTGATGCGCAGCACATTGGCAACTCTTTTGGTTCAGATGGTGATACATTTAAATGTGACTTTGTAATGTCGCACAGAGGCATGGCAACTTATTATGATCACCTAGTGATATATGGTGCATCTTCTCATGATTGCGTCTCTGCGCGTATCGAAGTGAAGCATATTATGCACGATACTGCATTGAAATTATTCATTTCGGAGCCAGGTGAAGCGCCTAGGTTTATTGATATTACTAAAGCGGATGTGGGCAAAACACTCACGGTATTTTTCCGACAAATTGGCAAAGGATATGGCAATGGTATTGGGCGTGTCTCTTTGTTTGTTGATACTCGCCCCCACTGTGGTTCTGAGCGAGCTTTCACCGCAACGTGTGAATATACCTCGGTCAATGGCCGCCCATGTGCTGAACGCGTTTCTCATAATCAACCGTCTTGGGAGCAATAAGTATGGACCATGAAAACATAGTAACAGAACCGCATGGTGAAGATATTACTTGGGTCACGGTGAGGTCTAAACGTGACAACTTGCTGGTAGAGTCTGATTTATTGGTATTACGCGCACTGGAAAATACGCAATCGGTGCCCACTGAACTCAGTGATTATCGACAAGCATTGCGTGATTTACCGACTCATTTTCCAACGCCTTTAGAAGTCGTTTGGCCTACTTTAAACTAAGTATCTTAAATTTGGGCATTTCGTCCATCTCGACTCGCCTTTTCCTTCGAGTCACAACCATCATAAGTCTCAACTTCAAAGAGTAAATAACCTCATGCAAAGATGTACCTTAATTAATAAGGTGCTTGAATGCTTATCATCTGGACTTCAAGGGGTGGCACATGTGGGGCTCTTAAAAGCCGCACAACCTTACCCAGATCTGACGCAGCAAGCCCAACTGACAGTCAAGCTGCTCGGCGAACGTCAAGCCAGTGAACTGCAGGCGAAAGGCGCCGACAAAGGCGTTACATATGGACCGTCGTACAATAAAAACCTCAGTCCAAACTCACTCGATAGACGAGTGTTGCAGTTACAGCTAGACATAGAGTTGGAAGATGCTGACAACGCGCAGCTGCTGCAAAGACTTGATCAGTTGATAACTCAGTGTGAGGCACTTGTGATGGTGGACGAAATGCCCATCCATTGGCAGCACTTTATCGCTCAAAAAAGCGATATATCATTTAGTCATCAAGTCAGCTCAACACTGGCGAAAGCGCAGCTTTATTGGGATTTTTACTATCAAGTGGAATACCCAGACGATCCTCCAGGGCCTGCCATTACCGAAGTATATTTGGGGCCCAAAGGGGGAGAATATAAGTTGATAAATAAAGCACCCACCACAACTTAGGAGCGACTATGTTAGCAAATCAACAGCAGTCTGAACTGGCTGTGTCTGACATGCAGTATCGCTTTGCCAAATTAATTTCAATCGGGACGGTTGAAGAAGTTGACTATGATTTGGCGAGGGTCAAAGTGCGTATCGGTGAGTGGTTGACCGCAAAATTACCCTGGTTGACCAATCAAGCTGCTCAAGACATGACATGGCAAGCCCCAGAAGTGGGTGAGCAAGTGTTAGTGCTTGCGCCTTGCGGAGATATGGCACAAGGCATTGTACTGGGTAGTTTGTATGCCAATGGTCATGAGCAGCCGCATTTTAAAATGAACCATGTGGTGGATGCGACCAGTGCGACAGGTGATGAGTTAGTACAAAGCCTAAGTGCTGTACCAACGGAGTCTCGTGAGCATGTCCAGCGCACACACTACCAAGATGGTGCAATCGTTCAATATGACCGAGAAAAACATGCCTATGATATTTTTGTACCAGAATCACAAGGTGATAACCCTGCCCAAATAAATATCTTTTCCGGTGGCGAAGTGAATATCGAATGCAAGCAAAATGCCAATGTACTGGTGCATGGTGAAACCGATATTAATGGTAAGAAAAACATCTCAATTACCGCAACAGAAGCGCTAAATTTGACAGGGAAATCCGTCAATATTACCTCTAAAGAGAAAGGAACCAAAGTGATTGCAGAGCAAGGCGATATGTTGATACAGACAGAGAAAGGTGCAATGACATTAGACTCAAAAGCTGACACCACTATTAAAACCGCTGCGGCCATGACAGTCAAAGCAGGTGCAGTAATGAAGCTAGATGGTTCAGCAATCAAAGCACAGGAGGGTTAGCGTATGCCAGCAGTTTCAGTCGATGGTGCTATCACAGATGTTCATGGAGGGTTTGCCCCTGGCGTTATTTCCGCTTCAGGTCCCAAATTTACAGTGGGAGGGATTGATGTGCTGCGAAAAGGAGACAGTGTGAGTGAGCATGTTTATATGCCGGACCCCAAGGTTAAACACTCGGGAAAGGTTGTTCAAGCTGGCGCGCCCAATTTTACGATAGGTGGCAAAGCGATTGCGAGACTGGGAGATCCCACTGATTGCGGCGGTAAAATAGCTGTTGGTGTGGGCAGCTTCACGGTAGGAGATAAATGATGATTGGAATGAATGCACAAACGGGTAAGCCGTTAGGTGGCGTTGAGCATTTAAAGCAAAGTATTCGCGACATTGTGACAACACCGCTCGGTAGTCGAGTGATGCGTCGTGATTATGGCTGTGGGCTATTTGAACTCGTCGATAGACCGTTTTCTCACAACCTAGTTGGTGATATCACCATGTCGATTGCCAATGCGCTAGATAGATGGGAGCCGCGCTTTCGTCTAGAAGGTGTGTCTGTGCATCCGGCAGGTGAAGGAAAAGTCGATATCACCATCGAAGGCCTTTACCTGATTAACAATGAGCCGGTGACAATAGAAGGGATCCAGGTTTAATTCAAGATAGGTTGGCATATCGGTCAACTTTTCACACTTAACTTCATTCTGTACTGACTGGTACAGATAAAAAATTAATCAACTTAAGCCATGCGACTGACTTGAATGTTCAAGCTCGGTCACATGGCTTTTTTATTAGCTAATTGACATACCTTTAAAGGAGATATCTATGTCGGGATTTCTACACGGTGTAGAAGTAATTGAAGCGCAAACTGGCACGCGCCCAATTAAAACAGTAAAAAGTTCAGTAATTGGTCTGATTGGTACAGCCCCATTTGCTGACAAAGATGCATTTCCACTAAATAAGCCTGTTCTTGTTGCTGGTAAACGCGCTGATGCTGCTGGTCTAATTGACCCTAATTTAGCAGCGTTTCAACAGAAACTAACTGAACGTAAAGATGCTGCTGCGGCGGCTGTTGCGGGCAGTGAAGCATTACAACTGGCTGAAGGCAAAGCTGCGGCTGCGAAAGGTTCAGACTTGACTGCACAAGAAAAGGCGGAAATCTTAGCTAAGCTTGAGCAAGACGCAAAAGACTCAATCAAAGATATTTTAGATAAAGATAAAGGCTCTTTATTTGCTGCAATTGACGGTATTTTTGACCAAGCAGGTGCTGCCATTGTGGTGGTGCGTGTAGCAGATGATGCTAATGACGCGACTGTGATGGCTAACATGGTTGGTGGTGTTAATGCTCAAGGCGAATTTGAAGGCGTTCACGCTTTCCTAGGTGCAGAATCAGAACTCGGTTTCTCTCCTCGTATACTAGTGGCGACTGGTTACACTCATCAACGCCCATTAGACGGCGATAACAACCCGCTGAAAAACCCAGTAGTTGCAGAAATGCAAGGTATTGCTGAGCGTCTTCGCGCAGTGATCATTGCGGATGGCCCAAGCGGTACAAACTCTGAAGCCATTGCTTATCGTAGTGATTTTGGCTCACGTCGTGTTTTTGTTGTTGACCCGCATGTCAAAGTGTTCAAAAACGGCCAACCAGAAGAAGAGCCAGCAAGTGCACGCGTTGCGGGTATGATTGCAAAGTCTGATAACGACCGCGGTTTCTGGTGGAGCCCAAGTAACACGGCTATGAATGGCATTGTTGGCACACAGCAAGCAATCGATTTCCAACTCGGCGACAGAAATGCACGTGCAAACCTGTTAAATGAAAATGAAGTAGCAACAATCATCCGTCAAAATGGCTTTAAGCTTTGGGGTAACCGTACTTGTTCTGGCGACCCTAAGTGGGCTTTCCTATCAGTTGTTCGTACAGCGGATATGATCAACGACTCGCTACTTCGTGCACATATGTGGGCTGTTGACCGTAACATCACGTCAACTTACATCAAAGATGTGACAGAAAGCGTTCAAGCTTACCTTGATAGCTTAAAAGCGCAAGGCGCTATCCTTGGTGGCCAAATCTGGGCTGATGAAGACCTTAACACGCCTGAAAATATCCAAGCGGGTAAAGTGTACTTCAGCTTTGATTTCACTCCGCCAACACCTGCTGAGCACATCACGTTCAAGAGCATCTTAACTAACAACTACCTAGAGGAAATCGTATAATGGCAATGTCTCCTAAAATCCTAAAGAAATCAAAGCTGTTTGTAGATGGTAAGGGTTACCTTGGCATTGCAGACGAAATCTCGCTTCCTAAAGTCACAGTTAAAACACGTGAAGTGACTTCAGGTTTCCAAGCGCCAATCGAGCTAGATGTAGGTCAACTTGAAAAGCTTGAGGGTTCAATCACGTTACTAGAGTACAACGCAGATGTACTTAAGCTACTGGGTGATTGGGGCGGTACTGGCAGAACAATTAATCTGACTGCACGTGGTGCGATCCAAAAGCAAGGTGCTGCACCAGAGCCTGTCGTTGTCACATTACATGGCTTCTTCAAAGAAGTAGATATGGGCAGCTGGAAAGACGGCGAAGAAGCGAAAATGACGCTGCAATACGCTGTTCAAAAGTACAAGTTAGAAGTGAACAACGAAGTTATCTACAACATTGACCTGTACAACGATATCCGCGAAATCGCGGGTGTTGATCACATGGCTAACCTACGCAAGACTATCGGAGCTTAATCTATGACTGAAATCATTAAACTGACTTTCCCTGTTACGGTCGATGGGCATGAGTATGCAGAACTAAAAATGAGACGACCTAAAGTGCGCGATCGGTTAATGGTTGATAAAGCGGATATTAGCGAATCTGAAAGTGAAATCCGTTACTTCTCACATTTGTGTGAAGTGTCTCCAGATATCATCGAAGAGCTAGATTGGAGCGACTTTGTTAAGTTACGCGAGGCGCTCCAGGCTTTTCTCGTATCCCGCCCAAGCGTCTAAAAGCAATGGTGATTGCCCTGGCTAAGTACACAGGGTGGGGCTTGCAAGAACTCAACGGGCTGACTGAAGACGAACTCATCGAGTGGTTTGAAGCAGCGGTTGATTATAAAGAAGCAACAGAGGCGGGGTAACCCGCCTTTTTTTCACCAGCGCAAGTTTGATAGCTCAAGGACTTAAGCGCAGTTTTAGGGTCTTGAGCTATCAACCTTGGCACAGTGCCGTTCGTTGCGCTGTGCAATCCACACATTCCCGCTTATTTCTCTTCCTAGGTATGATTATGAAACATCAAGGATTGTCTGCAAAAGACCGTTCAAAGAACAAAGTAAAGTACCGCCTACCTAAGCAGGATCAGGTTGATCCAAATGTTCAATTAGGCAGTTTGCTTGCTAATTTGGTTAAAGCTAAAAAGCCATTAGATACCAGCGCATTAGAGGCTGTGATAGGGCAATTAGCCAATGTTAATGTCAATGAATTACTGGGCAATACCAGTCAGGTAATCTCAAGCCATTTGACGCAATTTTCCAGTGCACAAGTAAAGTCAAATAATGCGGTTACACACAGTGCACAGATGCTGCAAGGGGCTCAAGATGAGCAACAAGCCGAGACACTGAAAGCGCAAGTGGATGCCAAAATTGGTGATGGCACAGGGTTAAGCGGTGCCATTAAATCACTGGCAGAGCAAGTGTCGGCGTTAGATTTTCAGCAGTTACAAACAGCAGCAAGCAACGAGCTTTCCCAGCTGCAGGCTGCGCTGCCACAGCTTTACGATGGCTTACCTATTAATGCATTGAGTGAGTCATTAGCCACGGCAACTGCGCAAGTAAAAAATACTGATACGCAAAACACCTTAGATCTGCAGCTTGATGCATTGCGCCAAGCTGCACCCGTTATGGTTGATGCACTGGGTATTGCGCAAATGGGTAGCGATATCATCAGTGCTACCCAGGGCATTGCGCAAGGCACCAGCAGTGCGACGTTCAACGACGATTTAAATACGCTGATCCAAAGTGCTCCGCAGGTACTCGAAACGTTTGGCTTTGATAAAGCCAGTGATGTAGTTAAGCAAACGTTGCCTGCCATTTCCTCGGTTAATTTCAAAGAGGTTTTTGAGGGCGATATAACAAGCTTAGCAAGTGCAGCGCCTGAGCTGTTGAATGCGTTTGACTTATCAGAAGCTGCAAAAACACTCGAAGGCGCATTGCCTGTTGTTGAAGCGCTTAATGTTAAAGAGCTACTCAATGGTGATTTATCGAGCTTAGTTGATGCGGCACCTGAAGTGCTCAATGCACTAGATATGTCCAGTGCCGCGCAAACTTTAGAGCAGGCATTGCCAGCGCTTGAACAAGTTGATATTGCGGCGGTGATGCAGGGTGATTTAAGTACACTACAAAGTGCAGCACCTGAGTTACTCAAAGCGGTTGATTTATCATCGGTTCAGCAATCTTTAGCACAACATATCCCTGCTTTGTCTCAACTCGACTTGGCAGGTGTCATCGATGGCGATTTAAGTCAAGTGGTGAGTATCGCGCCAGAACTACTAAAATCAGCTGGCTTTGAGCAGGTGTCAAATACGCTCAGAGCAGCCATGCCAGCATTACAGCAGCTTGATTTAAAAGGCATCGCCAGTGGTGATGTCTCAAGCTTAATGAATGCTGCGCCCGATTTATTGGCTTCGGTAGGCTTAAATGAGGCATCTGAGACACTCGGTGCAGCACTGCCAGCATTACAGCAGCTTGACTTAAAAGGCATTGCCAGTGGTGATGTTTCAAGTTTAATGAATGCTGCGCCTGATTTATTGGCTTCGGTAGGTTTGAATGAGGCATCTGAGACACTCGGTGCAGCACTGCCAGCATTACAGCAGCTTGACTTAAAAGGCATTGCCAGTGGTGATGTTTCAAGCTTGATGTCAGCAGCGCCCGATTTGCTGGCCTCGGTTGGGTTGAATGAGGTATCAGAAACACTCGGTGCAGCGCTACCCGCGCTACAGCAGCTTGACTTAAAAGGCATTGCCGATGGTGATATTTCAAGTTTAATGTCAGCAGCGCCGGGCTTGTTAAAAGCGGCAGGACTAGATGAAGCATCAGAGACCTTAGGTGCGGCATTACCTGCATTACAGCAGCTTGATTTAAAAGGCATTGCCGATGGTGATGTTTCAAGCTTGATGTCAGCAGCACCCGGCTTATTAAAGGCGGTAGGTTTAGATGAGTTCGGCGCAACGTTAGATGCGGCTCTGCCAGCTTTACAAAAGCTAGACACTAAGGCGATTTTGGAAGGTGACTTAAGCTCATTAATGCAGCAAGCGCCGCAATTGCTCAATGCATTTGGGCTGCAAGATGCTGCAAGTTTATTCACTAAGCACTCTGCGTTGATTGAAAAGCTCGATTTTAAAGGCATTTTAAATGGTGACTTATCTTCTCTAACTGGGGCTGTCCCTGACTTATTAGCTGAATTTGGACTCGGCGAGTTAGGTCTTGAGTCTTTATTTGAAGGTGATGGAGAGGAAGAGGAACAGTCTAAAAAGTCGAAGAAGAAATCGAAGAAAAACGCCAAAAAGCAGCGTAAAAAGAAATCCAAGCGAGATAAAAAGAGTAAGACCCCGGACGTTGATAATGATGCTGCTGATAACAGCAAAGAAACTAAGCTAAATCAGACGTCTGAGAAAAAGCAGGATAAGCGTAAGAAGCGCTCAAAGCCTGTATTGAAAATTTTGGACGGTGGTAAAGCAAAACCAGCAGAGCATCAACTCCAAGACAGTAAAACAGAGTCATCTAAGCAGCAAGATAAAGGTAAGCAACCTAAACCGCAATCCACTAACCAGTCAAAACCCGGTAAGTCATCTAAAGCGCCTAAGGCTGCCAATGATGCAATTTTTTCGAAGTTGGGTAAGTTCTTCAGCCAAAAAGGCGGTGGCATAGCAAACTTTGCAAAAAATAACCTAAAGGGTGTAGGTCGGTTGAATGCGGCTGCAACAATTGCAATGAGCGGGTTGGATGCTTACTCCGCTTTGACCGATGACTCTTTAAGTAAACGTGAAAAAACCAGTGCTGTAGGTGGGGCTATTGGTTCTGCTGGCGGTGCTTTGGCTGGCGCTGCAGCTGGTGCTGCGATTGGATCTGTAGTGCCTGTTGTTGGAACGGCTATTGGTGGTATTGTCGGCGGTGCAATCGGCGCGTTTGGTGGCGAATCTATCGGCTCCTTTTTAGGTGATACACTGGGCGGCTGGCTCTTTGAGGATGAACCTAAAGAAGAAGCAGCTAAAGCAGATGAGACTGAACCAGTATCGAATACTTTTGCGAAAGACCAAGCAGACACAGAGTTTAGTGCGCCAACCCAGCAAGTGTCAGGCAATACGTCGCACACAGCAAACTCGCCACTGCAGTTTGTCAAAGACAATGTCATCAATGAAGCCAATATGTTTACGGGCACGATGGCGGCGGTTGAGCAAGCTTCGGGTACGTCAAATGGAAAATGGAACAAAGCATCTCAGCGAGGGCAATTACTTGGTCATGCGTTAAATGGCCATACCATTTATCAGGCTGCGGCCAATGATGAGTTATCAGCAGAGGAAAAAGCTCACACCATTGGTGGTACGGCGACTGGTGCGTTGAGCTCTGAGGTAGTGTCTAATTTAGTTGGAAAAATTCCCAAGTATGGCAAGTTCTTAGCGCCAGTTGCTGGGTATCTAACGAATGCTGTGATGTCTCAAGTCGGTGGTGACTTCTTCGCTAGTCTATTTAGTGATGATAAGCCGCAAAATACGGATGCACCTAAGACCAAAACACCTTTATCAACGCCTACACCTCAGGCCCTTGCTGAGTCTAGTACATCGAACTCGCAAATCAGTAGCGATGTGCAAGCACAGCAAGTCGCGGGCAACATCACAGTGAATGCAAATATCACGGTGAATGCACAGTCTGAGCAGCAAGCACATGAAATCGCACAACAAGTGAAGCAAGTGTTAGAGCAACAGCAGCAACAAGCGATGCGCGATTATCGTGCTCGATATTATAACGAGGTAGCTTAAGGGGGATCCCCCTTAAGCCTTTATACGAGGACTTTCGATGGCAAAGATCAATCATGCCAATTACATGATGCAACTGGGCGAATACAAGTTTTCTGTCAGTACAGCGGCGTTTCAAAAATTACAGTTTAATACCGAATATCGCTGGAAAGACCTTGAGTCACAAACCGATAAAAATAGCCCAATAAAGCAATTTATCGGGGTTGGTGAGCAAACTTTAGAACTTGAAGGGACTATCTTTCCGCAGCTAGTTGAAAACGGTTTAAAGCAACTTGATTTTATGCGTGATGAGGCGACTCTGGGTGTACCCTTGACATTGACGTATGTAGAAGAAAGTGGCAAATCCAGTCCGAGTGTTGGTCGTGTACTTGGTAAGTGGGTGATTAAATCAATCAATGAAACGCGCACGCTATTTCTGAATGATGGTATCCCGAGGGAGATTCAATTTAGCATGCGTCTGTCACGCTACGATGGCAATGAGGGAAATAAATAATGAGTGCAGTAAGTTACATTACACGAGACGGAGACTGTCTCGATTTGATTTGCTTTCGTCATTATGGTCGCAGTTCAGGAATGGTAGAGCGGGTACTCGAAGCCAACTATGGTCTTGCCGACTTGGGACCCATTTACCCCGAAAATATTAAAATTGTCCTACCAGATGTACCTAAACCAAAAGTGCAACGCGAGATCAATATTTGGGAGTAATTGGCAATGGAGTTACAGCCACAATATTCAGTAAAAGCCAATGGCAACGAAGTCGCGGAAAAACTGCGAGATAGAATCGCAGAAGTCAGTGTGACGCTCCGCACAGGTTTATTAAGTGACATGTGTGTTGTTAAATTCGACAACCTTGAAAAAGCCCCCATTACTTTGCCGGAACCGACCGATAAGCTTGAAATTGCGATGGGCTATAAGCAAGGCACCGAAGACGGAAAAGCCCCCAGTGTTGTTCTTGGTGAGTTTGAAGTTGGTGAATATCAGGTTGTGGGCCCAGTACGTGCGCTGGAGCTAGTGGGTAACAAAGTATTTTGGGATCAAAATTTAAAAGCGGCTAAGTTAAAATCTTGGCCCAGCGATCCTGATAATCCATTGACGCTTGGCAGTGTGATCTCTGAGATTGCACAAGAATATGGACTTTCCCCGCGTATCGCCCCAGCGCTTGATAGCATCACCTTGCCACACATTGAGCAAAGTGAAAGTGATATGCAGTTGATGAGCAAGCTAGCCGTGCAGCATGATGCGGTGATGAAAATCATCAATGACAACCTCGTGTTTATGAAAAAGGGCACTGGTCGTTCACTGTCGGGGCAACCCCTACCGCAAGTAACCCTTGAGCCCAAATGGATTGTTGACTGGAAGTTCAATACATTGCATTACCGCTTAACCAAAGAAGTAGTGGCTAAATATCATGATTTGGATATCGCACAGTTACAAACGGTTTCAGCAGGTGGTGGCACACCCAGCTTGACTTTACCATATACCTACGCAGATGAAGCGAGTGCGCAACATGCCGCTGAGAGTAAGCTGGCACAGCTTAGTAGAGCGCATGTCAATGCGGATATGGTGGTGTATGGCAATCCAGATATTGTGGCGGGCGCAGTGGTTGAAGTACAAGGCACACAAAGCGCACTTGATAAATCTTGGTTTGTGAAAGAGGTTAGGCATGTCATCAATGGGCATGGCTTTTTGTCCTATTTGCAATGCGAAACCTTATCTGAATAA